ATGCTAACAGACGCAGCGGTCAGGAACGCGGAGGTCCGCGACAAGCCGTACAAGATTTCGGACGGCGGCGGCCTGTTCCTCTACGTCGCGCCCAGCGGGCTGAAGTCGTTCCGCATGAAGTTCGAGGTCAATGGCAAGGAGAAGCTGCTGACCTTCGGCCCCTACCCCGAGGTCAAGCTGTCGGTCGCACGCGAGAAGCGCGACGCTGCCCGCCGATCGCTTCGCGACGGCGTCGATCCATCGGGCGTGCGGAAACGCGCAGAGGAGGCGCGGCAAGCGGAGCAAGTCGCCCAGTCGAAACTGCTGAACTTCGAGACGGCGGCGCGGCGCTGGCATGAAATGCAGGCCGGGCGCTGGGCACCCGTTCACGCCAACGATGTCATCACCAGCTTGGAGCGCGATGTGTTCCCGACGCTCGGCAAGGTGCCGCTCGTCCAGATCGACGCGCCGGCCGTGCTGCGGACGTTGCGCCTGGTCGAGGATCGCGGATCGATCGAGACGGCCAAGCGGCTGCGCCAGCGCCTATCAGCGGTGTTCGATATGTGGATTTCCGAGGGCGTCGCCATGAACAACCCGGCGGCGGCGGTCGTGAAGGCGCTCAAGCCCCTGCCCAAGAAGGGCCGCCAGCCCGCACTGGTCGATGTCGACGAGGCGCGCGGCGTGCTGCTGGCGGCGGAGGCATCGGGCGCGTCACCCGTCACCAAGCTGGCGAGTCGCTTCCTCGCGTTGACGCAGAGCCGGCCGGGCATGGTGCGCCGCCTGCCGTGGGAAGAGATCGAGGGGATCGATTGGGACGACGCCCGCTATGGCCCCGACTTGCCCATCTGGCGCGTGCCGGCGGCGCGGATGAAGCTGGTCATGGACCTGAAGGACGAAGAAGCCTTCGAGCATGTCATCCCCCTGTCGTGGCAGGCGGTCGACGTGCTGCGCGCGGCGCGGCGGCTGACCGGCCGCAACAAGCTGGTGTTCCCCGGTCAGCGGCATAGCCACCGCCCGCTCAGCGAGAACGCCATCGGCTACCTCTACAACCGGGTCGGGTATCACGGCCGGCACGTTCCGCACGGCTGGCGATCGTCGTTCTCGACGACGATGAACGCCCTGGCGGTGCGGCAGAAGCGCATCAACGACGACGCGGTCATCGAACTGATGCTGGCGCACGTCCCCGAGAACAAGGTGAAGGCGGCATATGACCGCGCCGGCCACATGGAGCGGCGGCGCGAACTGTCGCAGGAATGGTCCGACCTGCTGATGAAGGGGATGGCGGACGCCAACAGCTTGTTGGAGGGGCGGCGACGCGGTGCCCGCCTGGCGGCGGCTTAGGCCGCCGCCCTCACCCCTCCCCGCATTGATCCGCGAAAGCACGATGTCAGACGGGGGTGTCCGACCCGGCGGCATACAGGAACGCGAGAATGACCAGCACAACGATCCCGCCTAAGACGCTCGCAACCAGTGGCCCGAAAAGTACCATCGCAGCGACATAAAACATCGTGGTGCTAACATAGACAGCGACTGCCTCCTTCATGCCGCTGCCCCCCGCCAGTTCATCGGATCCTCGATCCATGCGTTGATGTCGCTCTCATACCACGCCACCAACCCGTCACTGATCGGCTTCGCTGGCGGGAACTTACCGGCGGCCATGCGCCGGTAAATCGTGGTGCGTGACAGGCCGGTGCGTTCGCGGACAGTGGTGAGGCGCAGCAGGTTATCGGTGCGGCGGTCCGTCATTCCTCCTGCTCCCATTCCCGGTGCATCGCGATCATCGCCATCAGAAGCGGTCGCATCCGCCAGTTGATGTCGTTGCGAATATGGTTCGTCATGGAGATTTCCCAGCTTTTGCTGCGCGTCGCGTATTCGGTGAAAACCTCGGGGTACATGCGCTTCATGTAGTTGACGGCCTCCCGCCCGATGTTGCGGGCCATTTCATCGAACAGACGACGCGCACGCTTCTCTTGGCTTTCGGCAGCTTCGTCGCTGCCGATCGCTGGTACAGGTTGATGCGGCACGATGTCTTTGCCTGGGCGAGGGTCGATCATTGCCGCCCCCGTTCTGCAAGCGTCACAAGCCGCTCCAAGGCGGCTGCAATGCGGCGCAGGGGCGCGGCGACCCCGGCGATCGACCAGCACGCCCATAGGGCCAGCAGGATCATGAACGTTGCTTCACCGTCGCTCATAGCTTGAACCTCCCTGCCTTCGGCCGCGCGCCGCGCCGCATCTCGTTTTCCGTTTCCCTGATGCGATCCCGCGTTTCTTCATATTCGGCCCAGAACCGCCGCCGTTCGCGCAGAAGCGAGACGAACACCGCCGCCCCGGCGATGATGCAGACGACAGTGACGGCGACCAGCACAGTCGCCAGACCGGCGAACCACGTCCCGACGGTCATGGCATCACCTCAGGAAAAACCGGCGGGCTGACGATCCGATAGAACATCACGTTGTATCGGGGGTCACCCGCCTTTTGCCGCCACCAGTCGTCCAGTATCGTCCGCGCCGCTTTGGCATGTTCGCCGGTCTGCCGAAGGCCACAGGCATAGATCACCTCGACGAACGTCTCGGGAGCGAAAGGGAAAGAGCCGCCGTTGTGCCGGACCCAGCCCGTCTGCCGGATGCAGACGCGAGGCTTAGGGCGTAGCTTGATGGCCGGTGTGGATCGCCAAGCGATCGGCTCGAACCAGCTACGCGGGAAAGGCCACAGCATCATTGACGGAACCCCCTGATTGCTTCGGAAATGCGGCCGATGCTGGTGTCGAACCGGTCGGCCAGTTCGCGGACGCCAAGCGTCGGATAGGCCTCGAACATCGCGCGGACCGCGACCTTCTGGTTCTCGGTCAGCTTCGGCCAACGAGAGCGGACGCGGCGCAGCGGTGATCGGCGGCGGGTTTCCTCCGCCAGATTGTGCAGCTCGTCGATGCCATGTTCATCAGCGAGCGCGTGCAGGCGGTCGCGGATTTCAGGGATGCGCACGCTTCACCCCCTTTCCACCCGTCACCCGCGCGACTTCCTGCAAGACGATGAAGGTGGAGCCGGGCGTAAGCGCGGCCAGCTTTTCGGCTTCCTCCTGGGCGGAAATGAAGTCGTCGTGCGGCCAGCCCTTGCGGGTCTGCTTGCGCACGCGGAACGTCCCGTGCGGGATGATGCGCGTCGTCATATCGCATATGCCTTTTCGATGAAGCCCGGTCCGCGTCCGCGAACGATCGTGGCGTTGACCCATGTGACCCTGCCGGCATCGAGGCGGCGGATATGCCCGCGCCGCAGGTGTGTGCGGCTTGCGGCCCGGTCACTGCCGCCGCCGCCGGGCATCGTGCCGCCACTGGCAAGTTCGAGGACGTGGAAGTCCTTCAGCGGCAGCTTGCCCGCTTTCAGCCGCTGCCGGTTTAGCGCGGCCGGGGCAGCATGGCGGACGGCAGAGACGTTCTTGCACGCCAGCGCCATGCACAGATCGACGTAGGCGTTTACCTCGTCCATCAGGTCGGCGTTCAAATGCTCCAAGAGCGTTCCGATCCCGCCCGGCATGAGGGCTGCGCGCATGAACACGTCCGGCATCAGTGGCAGGATCGACATTGGAAATGATGGCGCGCTCGCAAGCTGCGGCGTCATGCGGCCGGACGCCAGCGCCGCCGCTTTGAACGGGGTATCAGCGGACGGCCCCGTCCATCCCTCGTCATAGGCGATATGCGCCGCGCCCATGACAGGGAGCCACAACTGCTCGTTGTCGTAAAAGCAGACCGATGCGACGATCACGCCCGGCGGGAGTGGTTCGGTCATCCGCCGGCACGCGGCTGGCTCGTCCGCCGTATATTCCCACGCTAACGCGATCCTGCGTGTCGACTTGGCGGCGGTATAGACCCCCTCATCCCAGTCGAGCGACTGGGCGGTGTATTCGAGGGCTACCACTGGGAACGGCGGCTTTACTAACGACAGCGGCACCTCGGGGCGCGGCTTGCTCCGGGGCAGCAGTTGCCCATGATCGGACAGCACGAAAACCTGCGCCTCCCGCAGCTTGCCGGCGAGATAGGCCATGCCCGCCTTGGTCGCTGGCGCTCCGGGGCAGTCGTGCGATAACAGGCCCTCGATCGCCTTGGGCGTGAAGTTGAGGGGCTGGGTCATGCCGCCACCGCCTGCGGTGCCGTCTCGTCGTATGCCATCAGCAGGATTTCGCGCAGCTTGTGCGCGCGATCGTCGCCGCCCTTTGCACCTTGGAGGAACGACGCCCAGCCCTTCATGTCGAACTTCAGGACGGCACGGAACAGGCGGTCACGGTCGAACCCGGCCGGCGGCGTCACCAGCACGCGGCAAAGCGCCGTAAAGACGGATGCCCCGGCCGTTAGCCGTTCGTCGGGAAACGCATCGGCCATGATTTGCAAGGCTTCGCGCGGGATGGGATCGCCGTGCTTTCGCCGCACCGCCTGAATGGCGCTGGTAAAGGCTACCTCGCCGGGCACCCATGACGCGGACCCGGTCTTGCGGGAGACGGTGAAGCCAACTCCCGTCACTAGCGCCGCGATAGCGGTGGCATCGGGGTCGTTACCTGCCTGAGCGGCATGGAAGTCGTCGAGCCGGTTCATCTGACGACGCGCCCGGTTCATGGCGACGAACATGGCGGCTTCGTCTGCCACGCTCCCATAGACGCCGACGCAGCACGGCAGGAACGGTATGTCGCCGCGCCGCTGCGCCGCCGCCAGCCGGTGCTGACCGTCGATCACATACAGCGATCCGTCGTCACGCTTCGACACGACCAGCGGCAGGCACATGCGCCAATCCCAGCCCCGTGCGATGCGTTCGATCAGCGACTGCGACGGGCCGGTATCGATGGACCGCTGATAGCTGTCGTCGATCCGCAATTCGGACGGGTGCCGGTTCTCGATCGATGGGGGCATCCCCTTCGTCGGCGCGTAGCGGCCTTCGTCTTTGTACCTGGGCTTAGGCGGCGGCGGCGGTGTAATGCCGACCGCGCGCAGTGACACGTCATCCGTGTCGTCGGTCCGATCTGCTTGCCCCGCCTCCGCGTCCAGCGTCTCGCGCTCCCTCGGAAGGTTGGCCCATGACCGGCCTTCCAGCAGGATTTCATCAAGCCGCGCCTGCGCCTCGCTCGGGTGATAGGCATAGACAAAGCCCGCCGCCTGGAAGGCAACATAGCCGACATGCAGGCGCATATGGCCGACCCGTGACACGATAAGGACCGCGCCGTTTGGATCGGGCTTGTCTGCGGTCAACACGTCGCACAGCCAGCCGGGGAAGGCATGGGCGGTGCTGGTGTAATTCCATGCGCGTTCCGCGCCGTTCAACTTACTCATGCTGCACTCCTGAGAGGCACGACGACATCGGATGGAGACGGCAAGTGCGTGCCGCCATCTGGGTCGCTTTCGTCAGTGGTATGGTCGGCGCAGAACCCGGTTTCGTGCGTGCGCGGCCAGAGCGTGACCGGCCACGGTTCCTCGGGGACGACGATCAACACCGGAGGGAAGAAATGGCAGGTGCCGGTTTCCTCGGGCGATGAAGGGTCGCGAACCGCCGTCGCGATCTGCGGCCCCTGCCGCTTCCAAAAGCAGCAGGTGGCGCAGGCGGCTTGCGGTTCGGTCAACATAGCGGATCAACCGACCGCGCCGGCTCGAACTCGCCGCACCAGCTCTCCTTGTGCGTGACCGGGAAGGCGCTGGCGACATAGAGGTCGTTCGCCAGCCGATCGAACTGGTCGCAGCCCGGCCCCGGCATGGTCCGGCGCAGCAATTCCCCGCTGATGCCCGGCGCGCGGCGGCGGCAATCGCCGATCGCCCCCGGATTAACGTTGTCATAGAAGCCGGAGTCGGGAGTATATACGTCCCAGAACCGGCACGTTGCGCAGGCGTCAGCCATTTGCCTTCTCCCGACGAACGACTTCGCGCAGTTCGGCGAGGATGACCGCGATCGGCGGCATCCCCTGCAATTGCCATTCGATGGCAAACTCGACCTTCAGCACTGCGGCGTCGAAGTCGGGCGCTGGCGTCTCGATGAGACGGATCATGGCCGCGCTGTCGATGTCGGACAGTCGCTCTTGTTCGGTGTCGAGGCGTTCTTCGGCCGCCAGCGTTTCGGCGGTCGGATTGGCGCTATGCGCCGCCTCTGCCGCACTGTGCGCGTCCATAGCTTCGTCCCAGCGGGCGCGGGCTTCGCGATACTCGCGCAGCGCCCGATCCCAGCTTGCGCGGATGATGGCATCCTCAGCCATGAGCGCCCTCCTTCGTCGGGTTGCCGATGGCGGCGGCGTGAACGCCGGGAATGTCGTCGATCTGCCGCTGAAGCGTGCGGGCATAGTCGACACACAACTCGATAGAGTCGCACAGCTTGCCGTCGTCGGTCACCTCAATGAGGATCGACAGGACGGAGTGAAGGCGGCTGATGCCCAACTGGACGGCAAGGATGCCCTCGTATTCTTGCCGGGTCATGCCGCACCTCCCAGCCGCTCGACATCACCGATCAGGTTCGCCGCGATGTTGTCGCCGAAACACAGATCGCGCGGCCCGATCATCTTCATTTTCCAGAGCAGCGCAGCGAGGTCGGGGGCTGGCGTCTCAAAAAGCGCCCATTCCGCATCGCCCATTCGGGTGCCGCTTTGATCCCACTCCTTCATGAGGGCCTCGGGCACCTCACCCGCCTTATCGGCAGCTTCATACCGGGCGTTGACCGGCACATCAGCCGCCAGCGCCGCCTCATGCGCATCCCATGCGGTTTGCCAATTCTGGCGGAGCGGTAGCGGTCCAAACGAGGCGATCACTTCGGGGCACAGTCGCGCGTCGACGTACCCGATGCCAAAGTGACGTTGAGCATCGACGATTGCGGCAGTCGCCTGGGCGTCGGTCGGGCAAGCGCCTTCGGTCAGCGTCTGGACAAGGACGAGCAGACGAACAATGGCGTCCATCGGCGTTTGCGCCTGCCGATCGAGGATGACGCTCTCAATCCGGTTGATTGCCTCGCAACCCGCGTCGTGATCGGCCTCGGGTTGTTCGTCCAATCCGTTCAGGTGGGCGAGGATGGCATTGCGCTGGTTCAGCAAAGTGGCCAGCGGCGCGCTTGCGTCGAAGGCGAGCGGAGGGGTGGTGACATCGGTCACGCTTGGTTCTCCTTGTTCAGGAAGCCGATGGCGGCCAGTTCGATCAGCGTGCAGACGGCGCGGGCAGCGCTCTCGATGATCGGGGTGTTCAAGTCCCCGCTCACACTGTCCTGCAGAAGGCACGCAACCGCGTGCGCGCCCTCAAGATGATAGAACGGCTCGTCCAACATCAGATCGACGCCGTTGATAGCGTTCATGATCCGCTTCGGGGGCGGGACGGTCTGGGCCATTTAATTGGCCTCCCCGGCCGCAATGCGTGCGGCATCGGCCAGAAGTTCAGGCAACCAGTTGCGCCCGTTCCCCAAGTTCCATTCGACCATGCGCGTCAGCTTGACGTGCAATTCAGTCGCCGTGGTAACCGGCGCAGCGGCAACATCCTCCTCTGCACGCGCGCAGAGTTCGAACAGATCGTTGTTGATCTGAAGCTGACGCGAGAGTTCGGCGGGGTCGGCCTTTGCCTCCTGTAACGGCTTCAAGACCTCGGCGTCATGCCGATCCAGCGTTTCCTGCGCGGCGTCTGCGGCATCCATAAGGGATTTGAGAGTGCTGCGTTCGAAGGGCGTCGTCAGTGCGTCGTGCAGATGCGCCATGCTACCAACGGCTGGCGGGATGCGAGGCGCAGTTATCCGTTCACGCCCGATAGGCGTGTCGATCGTTTCGGCGGCCATGAGCCAACCTCCTCCAAGAGTGGAGCAGGGCGGTTAGCGGAGGCCTGTCGTCACTGACGGTAAGGCACGTCTAGCCGATCCTGCGTCACAGGGTCGGCTGGCCGTTGGGCTGCACTCACCTGATGCAACCCACCTAATGCGTCAGATTTGACGTGTAAAGTCTCATTACGGCACAAATGACGTGTTTTTTTACGCGCCCAGCATTTCCGTTACGGAAAGCACGCGATGCATTGCGCTCACGTCTGCGGCAGGGATGCGGAATGTGCAGGGTGGGTTGTATTGCTCCAGCTCGACGAAGCTGGCGGAACGACGCACTAGGCGTTTGATAAGCACCGCCGACGTTCCACCATCAGCATCCGTCGCCCGGTCTCGCAGATACACAACGACATAATCCCGGATCGACGGTGGGCGCGTCGGCTCGATAACGATTGCGCTCCCACTATCGAAAACAGGCTCCATCGAGGTGCCGACTACATACAGGCCATAAATCTTACGATTGTGCGCAAGCGCAGGTGGCCGACGAAGAAAATCTATAACCTCACCAGTGTTCAACGTCGTCAGTTCGGCAAGCTGCCCTTCTATCGGAGCATCTTGAACGCGAAGGTCGCCACCCAACGCCGTTCCATAGACAGGGACGTCTTTATTCATCTGGCCCATCAAGGGCATTGAAGGACTGGGAGGAACATATTCGGCATGAGGCGCGAGAAACTCACCAGACACTCCCGACAACCCCTGTTCATCAGGCGTTGGATCATTCGTTGTACCGATTAGATACCCAACGTTAGTCCCAAGGGCATCGGCAATTGCGATTAGTCTCTCGAACGTTGGTGATGCGCCCTTGTTCAAGATATTGTTGATTGCATCCGGCTGTTTCACCGCGATTATTGACGCCGCACGGGCCGAAAGACCGGATGCTTCGAGGCGATCCCGGAGCCGGGTCTGCAAGACTTCAAGGTTTGTGCTCATACGGCTTTTTAGCGTCGTTCTGCGGCGTATGCACACGTCAAATATGACGTTGTACACACGTCAAATGTGCCTTAATGAGACAGGCATGACGAACTCTGAAACGGTTCTGCTGGTGATCGCCGACCAGTATGAGGCTGCCATCCGCCAGCACGGCGGCAAATCGCTGACGCGCGTGGCGACAATCGTTGCCAGTCGCGGGTCGTTTTTTGAACCATTGCGAGCCGGCAAAACCTGCACCGTCCGCAACCTTGATGCTTTTCATGCCTACTTCGCCGACCAGGCTAATTGGCCGCATCATACGATACCGTACGCAGCGCAGGACGCGCTGGCTATGCTTGGCTGCGTGCCAGCGAAGGCTGCGTGACCGGGATGCAGCGGCGAAGTCGTTCTCCGTCTGATGACGCGGCGTTTCGTCGCGCTGTCGACGAGGCAAAGGCGAAATACAACATCAGCGATGTGGTGGCGCGAACCCGCAAGGTGACGCGCGCTGGGCGCGAGAAAAAGGCGCTTTGTCCATTCCATGACGAGAAGTCGCCCAGCTTCCAGCTCAACGACGCCAAGGGCACGTTCTACTGTTTCGGGTGTGGGGCGGCCGGCGATCTGGTCAGCTACGTCATGCACGTCGAGCGGTGCGGCTTCATGGACGCCGTGCGCTGGCTTGGCATGGCCGCGCTGCCGGCTGTGGACCCTGCCCAGCGCGCCCAGGCGGCGGCGGAGGACGCCGCTGATCGGGCGGCGGCCATAGCGGATGCCCGCATGATGTGGGGCCGATGCGTTGATCCGGTCGGAACCCTTGCTGAACGCTATCTGCGTGAAGCGAGGGGCATCAACATGACACTCCCCCCAGCCGTGCGGTTCGGCATCGTGCCGACTTCGCGAGACGACAACGGGCGATGGAAACGCCCCTACCCTGCCGCCGTGTTCTCCGTCGTTGACGGCGCAGGCGATATCGTTGGCCTGCAACGGGTGTTCCTGACTGATGACGGGCTGGGCAAGCGGTGGGGCAAGCGATCTAAGTTGAGCCTTGGCCGCCCGCGCGGTTCCGCGGTGCGCTTGCAGGCCGGGACCAGTGGCGATGTCGTCATATGCGAAGGGCCGGAGGACGGGCTGACGCTGGCGCAGGAAATGCCCGATCGCACCGTATGGGTCGCGCTTGGCACGGCGATGATGCCGGAGATCCAATACCCCCCATCACTCTCCGCTCTGACGATCGCCGGACAGAACGACGCGCCCGGCCGTGCCGCCGTGGAAAAGGCGCGAACGGCCCTCGATGCGCGCGGCATCGCCGTCCGGCTGATGTACCCCGATCCGCTCTACAAGGACTGGAATGACCAGTTGCGAGGCATCTTCGCATGACCGGGGCGTTCGAAAAGCAGTTCGCCGAGGCAACGGCCAGTCCGCTACAGAACGCGGAGGCGGAAATTGGCTTTCTTGGCGACTTAATCGCCGACAATAGGCTGATTGACGCATCAGCCGATCGTTGCCGCCCTGCCGACTTTTCCGTGCCCCTATACGGCATGGTGTTCGCGAAAATGCTCGAGCAATCCCCGATCGGCAACGTCGATGCGGTCACGCTTGCGCCGTTCTTCGCGGACGAGCCGGATTGGCCGCGCGCGTACAGCATCCTGTCGGCGGCATCGCTGAACGCCGGGCCGCGATCCCGCACCCGCGCCTATCTGACCCAGATCACTGCGCTGTCGAGCCGGCGGCGGATGGTCGCCGGCCTGCAAGACGTGATCCAAGCGGCTCGCAACCTCGAAATCAGTCGTGACGAAATCCTCGTCTCCGCTGACGAAGCCGTTGCCGAAATGGCGGAACAGGCGACGACGCAACAAGCCCCAGTCGGTGACTATGCCCAGTTGGTGATCGACAGTTTCGGCAAACCGATTGTCGGCGTCAGATGCGGCGTGATCGGATCGCTGGATGACACGATGGGCGTCATCCGCCCATCCAATATGGTCGTTGTCGGCGGGCGGCCGGGCATGGGGAAAACCGCGCTGGTCACGTCCTATTCGCTTGGCGCGGCGGCGCGAGGACATGGCGTCCTGATCTTCTCACTGGAAATGAGCGCCGATGAACTGACGCGGCGGATGCTGGCCGATATGTGCTGCACGCCCGCTGCCCAGGTGCCCTATTCCGATGTTCGAGACGGCACGGTTAGGGAGCCGCATCTGTCAGCCGTGCGGGCCGCGAAACAGCGGCTGGATGCCATGCCGATCGAGATCAACGAAAGCGCCGGTTTGACGGTCGGCAAGCTGGCCCGGCAGGCGCGAAGCCATAAACGGCGGCTGGCGGCGAAAGGCCAAAAACTCGAACTGATCGTCGTCGATTATCTGCAACTCATGGCGCACAGCCGGAAAGGCATGTCGCCTTACGAACATGCGTCTGAGGTCAGCCGCGCGCTTAAGGAGTTCGCCAAGGCTGAAGACCTTGCCGTCATGGCGGTTGCGCAGCTTAGTCGCGACGTTGAGAAGCGGCCGGACAAGCGGCCGATGCCTTCCGATCTGCGCGACAGCGGCCAGATCGAGCAGGACGCCGATGTCATCCTGTTCGTCTATCGGGAGGAATATTACCTCGCGCAGTCAGAGCCGGAAGACCAGCACGGCGCGAAATACGAAGCGTGGCGTACTGACATGGAAGCGGTGCGCAACAAGATCGAGTTCCTTATCCCCAAACGACGCAGCGGTCCCATCGGCAAGGCGATGGGCTGGTTTTTCGGCGCGAACGCCGCCGTGCGTGGCAGCGACTTCTACAGCACCCCCCAACATAGTCCGAGGTTCTAAATGGCGCGTATCCGCTCAATTCACCCCGGCTTGTGGACAGACGAGGCGTTCGTCTCGCTCTCCCCATTTGGCCGGCTGTTCTACCTTGGCCTGTTGAACGAGTGCGACGACATGGGGTCGTTCGATTGGGCACCGATCAAGTTGAAGATGCGGCTGCTTCCGGCTGACAATGTCAGCGCCGACGAACTGTTGACCGAGTTAATGGCCTGCGGGCAGGTGATGTCATACGAAGTCGGGGAGAAGCGTTACGGCGCGATCCGCAATTTCTGCCAATACCAGCGCCCCAAAAAGCCAACATCTGTCTATCCACAGCCGGAAGCGGTGGGGAAATGGGTGAACACTAGCGCCCGTTCAACGCGTGACGGTGGGGAACCGGATACCCCTTCAAAGGGGCGCGGTGGGGAACCCAAGGGGGCTTCAACCAAGGGCAATGGGGAAGCGGTGGGGAAGCAGTTACCCACCGGTGGGGAAAAGTCTCGCCAGAGGAAGGAGGGAGGAGATAGTTCCGTTACTAACGTAACGGGCGCCGACGCGCCGCCGGTCGATCCCGGCAAGGTGTTGTTCGACGCTGGCATCGCCCTGTTGACCGCTGCCGGGCTGTCGCAGCGGAACGCGCGGTCCCTCGTCGCGAAGTGGCGGCAAGCGCAAGGCGACGAGGCGGTGAGCGCTGCGATTGTTTCCGCTGCGGGCAAGTCGGAGCCGGTGGCGTGGATCGAGGCCCGGTTCCGAACGATCTCCACCAGTGAGGACGAGGCGGCGGCTGTGAGCCATGCCCGTGCCGAACGCTACCGACGCATGAACATGGCGGGGCCGCCGCCGAGCCAGCCCGAGGGGCTGCACTGATGGCCCGCACCGAACGGCGGTGGAAGGCTGGCACGCGGGTTCGCATCGTCGCGCCGGGATATCCCTTCCACGGGCAAATCGGGACGGTGCGACGAGACGTGGACGATCCGGCCGGGCTGTTGGTGGTGATGCGGGATGACGGGAAGCAATCGGAACTGGCGACCAACGAGGCGGCGCGGTTGCGGGATCAGCGGGGGAGCGGGGCAATTGATGTTTGAACGGGATAGTGCAGCGGGAAAGTGGTGCATCCTGCGGGCAAATGGTCCCGCCACACTACGGCTGGCGGCATCGCTACAAGCGGCGGGGATCAATGCCTGGACGCCCACCGAGCATATCCGGCGGCGGGTGCCGAGGGGCAAGACGATGGAACGGCGCATCGTGGCGGTGACGCCGACCTATGTGTTCGTGCAGGCCAAGCATCTGCCCGACTTGCTGCAGATCGAGCGCGCCGACATATCACCGCATCCCCGCTTTTCGGTGTTCCGATATTACGGGGATACAGTGTTCGTCCGGCACGCGGCGTTGCATCCGCTGCGGTTGATCCAGCAGGAAAGCTATCGGACGGGCTTGCCCGCCAGTGGGCGGTTTCCCGGCAAGGCCCGTGGATCGCACTACGAGGTTGGCGACTTGCTTAAACTGCGCAGTGGTGCGTTCGCCGGGTTCGAGGCGTTTGTCGAAACGAGTGACGGACTGACGACGACGTTGCAGGTCGGCATATTCGGGCGGCAAGTTCCGCTGAAGGTCAGCACTTTACAGTTGCGGGAAGAAGGCGTAACTCATGCGCCTACCGCTGCATAAGCAGCCCGTGACGAGCGTGACCGGCTGGCGATATCGCCTTACTGCCCTCGTCCCAAACGCAGAGCGCCGCATAGGGCGCTCGGGCGATTGTGCTACGCAATGGACCATCCCTTATGTGCCCGCCGTCAAAGCGGCGCTTAACCCTCGACCCACTGAGGGGTACGCGATCAGGCAGGAGCCCGTGCAACGCGGGCCGGGTACGCCCTACCGAGCCGCCCATTGCGGCAGGCCCATGGCGATAGCGGCACAGGCATAGCCGATGTGAGCGGGTGCCCCGTCCCGCATGTAGCGCGGCACGGTGTTGCGCCCCAGACCGAGGCGATCGGCGGCCTCGCCGATGCTGAGCCCCATGTGTTTCATCCACGCCGTGAAGTCATCGCCGGTCATTGTCGTGTCGCCTCCGTTGCGCTATATTGAGGGAGTGCCCCGGCCCGTTAGGACCGGGACACCCCTTCAGTTACCCCTGCGGCGTAGCGTAATGACCAGCATTGCAGTGCTGATCGCTACGCCGAGGGCCTGAAGAAGAAGCGCGGCGTAAGCCATTTGCTTTCTCCTTCGTGCCGGGTCAGCGTGATTGCCTTCCCTTCCGGCCCATTCTTTATGCACCAATCGGTGCATTAGCACAAGCACAAAACGCACTGAATGGTGCATTATTTGGGGGTGGCGATGCCGACTAAGCCGCCCAGCCTGCGGCCACGCAAGGTGCCCGCCGGTCGCAAGCTGTCCAACTGGACCAAGCGCAAGACGCGGCAGGAACGCGGCTACGGCGCGGACCATGACCGGATGCGGGCACAGGTGCTGCGAGAGGAACCGACCTGTCGCGAGTGCCGCAAGATCGGCCGTGTCGCGGTGTCAGTGATCGCTGACCACATCGTGCCCAAGGCTGAAGGCGGCACCGATGACCGGGGCAACTATCAGGGGCTGTGCAAGGCGTGCCATGTCGCGAAGACGGCGGCGGAGAGCGCGCGAGGGCGGCGGCGAGGGATGACCCATGAAGGATGAGGAGGTTAACCCCACCACCCAGAGCGCAATCCCGCGCCCCTTGCAACTTGAGCCGCTGATCCGGTTGCCGCGCGATGAGATCAGGATCAAGCCGTTCAGCGATACGCACTTGGCAGTCGCGCTCTACACTCGATCCGGCTCAATTTACTGGCAGAAACACGACCTGTCAGACTTTCCGAATGATCTCATCGGTATCGAAGATCTGAAACGTGCTGGCGTCCTTCATGTTTACGTCGCCGCCATTGAGAAGCTCGTAGGAGGGCGACCCGTCGTGCCACTCCGTCGGACCTGACAGCGGCTGAAACGGAACCTGCTCGGCATAACGAACGACCGTGTACCGCTTGCCAGCATCGCTGACCGCCTCGAACCGTTCGACTTCCCGGACCGCCATCGACTCACTCCTGCTGCGGGGATGGATGGTCGCACCGCCCCTGCCCTGCTGCAACCCAGGGGGGCGGGTCAAAAGTCAGGGGGCAGTCGCGCATAGGACCGCAACCGGGGGCTTTTTTCGGCGCGTGCGAATTAAACTTCGGGTGCGATATAACTTTTGGAGGGGCCAATGAAGCCCGGTCGCAAGCCCGAAACGCCCAGCACGAAACTGGCGCGGGGCACGTTCCAGCCCGTCCGCGACGGGGTGAAAACCGAGATAATCGTGCCGGGAAGCCCGCCGATCCGGCCGGATTACCTGACGCCCGGCGCGATCGACGTGTGGCAAGAGACGATCGGCCGCGTGATGACGGCCGGTGTCGCCGAAGTCGATAGCTCGCTGCTGGCGCGGTACTGTTCGCTTGAGGCGATCGTGCGCGATGCGTTCAAGGCGGACGGGGAGCCGCCCCCGGCGGCGTACCTGACCGTACTCCGCCAGTACGAAGAATTGCTGCGGATCGCCGGCCCGAAAAGCCGCATCGGCGCGGGAGGTGGCGATGGCGCGAAGCCGGCAAACCGGTTCGCCCGCAGCGGCGCCCGCAACCGAACGTGACTTCGCCGCCATCGCGCTCGCCTATGCGAAGCGCGCGGCGGCGGACAAGCAACAGGTCGAGCATTGCAAGTGGGTTCGGCTGGCCGCGCAGCGCCACCTGGATGACCTGAAGCGGTCCAAGCAGAAGGATTGGCCGTTCAAGTTCGATGCTTGGTACGCGAACGATGTCTGTGACTTCATCGAAGGCCTGCCCCACATCGAGGGGCGGTGGGAAACGCCAACGATCGTCCTCGAACCGGCGCAGGTGTTCATCCTGTCGATGGTGTTCGGCTGGCGGGACAAGGCCACCGGCCTGCGGCGGTTCACCGACACCTATATCGAGATGGCTCGCAAGGGTGCGAAGTCGACGCTGACCGCCGGGGTGGTGCTGTATTGCACCACCTGTGAGGATGAACCCGGCCCGCTGGTCCTGATCGGTGCGACCACGGCGGCGCAGGCGCAGAAGGTGTTCAACCCTGCGAAGCTGATGGTGAAGAAGACGCCCGACCTTCAAGAGGCGTTCGGGCTGGAAGCGTGGTCGAAGTCGATCACCTGCGCCGACAATGACGGCGTGATCCAGACCATCAACAGCCGGTCGGCAACGCAGGACGGGCACAACCCACATGTCGCGGTGCTGGACGAGCTGCACGCCCATAAGGATCGCGGCCTGTACGACGTGCTTCATTCGGCGGACGGTGCCCGGCGCTGCCCGCTCTACTGGAAGATCACGACGGCCGGCTATATCCTCGACGGCGTCTGCTACGAGCAACGGACGTTCACGACGAAGATGCTGGAAGGCGCGTTCGTCGCTGACCATGTGTTCGGTATCATCTTCACCCTGGACGGGCCGAAGGATTTCACGCCCGAGCGGAAGGTGGGCGACGACCCTTACGACGAGAAGAACTGGCCGAAAGCCAACCCGCTGATGCCGGTGACGCCCAGCCTCGCTTCCATGCGCCGGCTGGCGGTGAAGGCGAAGGGCGCACCGGGCGAGGAAGGCGAGTTCTTCACCAAGCGCCTGAACAAGTGGATGTCGGCGGCGTCCGCCTGGCTGTCGATCCCGCAGTGGATCGCCTGCACCGATCGGTCGCTGCGCCTGTCCGATTTCCGTGGCCTCGACTGCTACATCGGCCTCGACCTCGCCCACAAAAGCGACCTGACCGCCGTGTCGCTGGTCGCGCTGACCGCCAACGACCAGTTGCTGGTGAAGACGTGGTTCTTCCTGCCCGAGGCGGTGCTGCACCGGGACGGCCAAGCCGACCGGAACAACCAGACGCTCTATCGCCAGTGGAAGGAAAGCGGGCACCTGAAGACGACGGCCGGCGACTGGGTCGACCAGACCGTGATCGAGCGTCGGGTGCGCAAGCTGTGCAAGGTGCTGCGGGTCCGCCGCGTCACCGCCGACCATTTCGCGGCGGCGGAGACGATGGCCGCCCGGCTGAACGAAGACCTCGATGACGGTGGCGAGCCGATCGCGGCCATCCTGCACAAGTCCGCCAAGGCGGTGACCGATCCAGCGAAGAACTTCGAAGACCGGATCGTCGGCGGTCCGCATCTGATCCGCCATGACGGCAACCCGGTGATGACGTGGTGCGTCGGCAACGTGGTCGTCACCCGCCGTGTCGACGGCTCCATCCTGCCGAAGAAGGAGACGCCGATGTCGATGAACAAGATCGATGGCGTCGACTCGACCATCAACGCGATGGCCCCCATGCAAATGCCGATCGAGGATGACGGCATCGATGCGTGGATCGCGAGCCTTGCCGCATGAACGGATATAGGCTTTCCGCCCGCGCCGCCGCTGTCGAGGTCCGCACTGCCGCCGCCCGTGGCGACGTGATTGAGGCGAAGGCGATCCTGTCCCTGACCGGCCCGATCGAGCCGGGCCGGCAGGATGGCGACAACTTCCGCTCGAACACGATCACGACCGAGGCCCGCGCCGATCGCGCGGGCGGTGGCCGGGGCGACGCGGTCGGGCTGACCGCGACCTGGGCGTGCGTCAGCTTCTGGGCGGGCAACATCGCCAGCCTGCCGGTGACGATCCAGCGCAAGATCGGCGGCGGCGTGCCGGTGGATGACACCACGCACCCGCTCTACGGCATCCTGCACGACAGCCCGAATTACGATCAGTCGGCGTTCGACTTCTGGGAGTACATGGTCGCCAGCATCGAACTGCGCGGCAACGCCTATGCCGAGATCGAGCGCAATGCGGTCGGCGCGGTCGTGGCGCTTACGCCGATCCCGCCCGATACGATCACCGCGACCCGGCTGCGTAGCGGCGACATCGAATATCGCTGGATCGACAACACTGGCGATCGGCGGGCGCTGCAAACCGCCGTGCTGCATATCCGGGGGTTTGGCGGCACCCCGCTGGGCGGCGTCTCCCCGCTGACCGCGTGCCGCAAGGCGTTCGAGTCGGCAGTCGCAACGGACCGCGCCGCATCTGCCATATTCGCCAATGGCGTGCGCCCGACTGGCGTGATGTCGACCGACAAGGAACTGAAGGGCGATCAGCGGCCGAACCTCGAAGCGGCGTTGCAGGAGAAGTTCGTCGGCGCGGTCAATGCCGGCCGTCCGATGCTTCTCGACAACGGCGTGAAGTGGGAGCAGCTATCAATCGACCCCGGTGACGCCGAGATGCTGGAAAGCCGGCGGTTCGGCGTCGAGGAAGTTTGCCGGGTGTTCGAGGTCGACCCGCATCTGGTCGGGCAGACGCAGGGTAACACCGCGCTCGGGTCGAGCATCAGCGAGCAGACCCGCAGCGTCATGACGTTCAAGATGCGCAAGCGCATCAAACGGTTGGAAGGTGCGCTCGGCAAGCAGCTTCTGAGCCGTGCCGAACGCGCCGCCGGCTGGTCGATCAAGTTCAACGTCGAGGCGTTCCTACGCGCGGACAGTCAGGGCCGCGCCGAATATTACGACATCATGCAGCAATTCATGACCAAGAATGAAATCCGCGCGCTGGAAGGCTTGCCCCCGATTGAGGGTGGTGACGTGCTGATGGCGCAGATGCAGGATGTGCCGTTGCAGAACGTCATCAGCGGACAGGGACAGACGAAATGACCGACGATACCAGCGCAGCCGATCGCCTCGCCGCCCACCGCGCCAAGTTGAGCGCGGCCGGCACGTTCCCGATGACGGTCGAGGAAATCCTGGGCGGCCAGTCGCAGGCGGGCGTGCCGCGTCCTGCCTTCCTGAAGGATCACGACGACGACGGCACCGTCCAGCGGGTCGGCGGCGCAGCGGGAGGCGAGGATGGAACGGAATGAGTTCAAGTTCGCCGCCGAGGCACTGGATGCCCGAACCGGCAAGTTCGCCGGCTATGGCGCGGTGTTCGGCAACATCGACACGCATGGCGATCTGATCGAGCCGGGCGCGTTCGCCCAGACGATAGCCGAATGGAAGGCCCGCGCCTCTTTCCCGACCATGAAGCTGATGCACGGAACGGGCGTCAATCCGTTCAGCGGCTCTGATCTCCCCATCGGCAAGTGGCTCGACATGCGCGAGGACACGCGCGGCCTGTTCATGGAAGGCAAGATTTCGGGGCTGAACACCGAAACCGGTAAGTATCACTACGCGCTGATGGAAGATGGCGCACTGAACGGCCTGTCGATCGGGTACAAGACGCGAAAGTCGCAGCCCGGCAACGGTGTGGAGGTCAAGCGCCGCTTGCTCGATGTCAATCTGCGCGAAGTGTCGCTCGTTCCTGAAGGATCGAACGATCAGGCGCTGGTGACCGAGTTGAAGGCCGCGCGCCAACTGGAAGATTTCAAGGATCGGTTCGCAGCCGGGGAGCGGCTGACCGTGCGAGAGTGGGAAACGATGTTCAAGTCGGTGTTCCAACTCTCGAACAACGAGGCTGAGCGCGCCGTGCGCATCAACCTGAAGGGTCAGGGGGAACCTGACGGCACGGCAGATGAGGCGAGAGCCTTTCTTCTAGCCCTCCGGGGCTGACCACCACGGGCTTTCACGTCGCGAGACAGTTGCCCCTCCCTTAGATGGACTATTCATCATGACCACCGAGACGAAGACGGCGGCCGAACTCGCCACCGAAATGAAGGCGTCGTTCGACAAGCGCCATGACGAGGTGAAGGCGATTGCCGAGAAGGCGCTGGCCGAAGCCGAGAAGGGCATCCCGATGTCCAAGACGGCCAAGGAACTGGCGGATCAGGCGCTGATCGGCATGAACGAGGCCAAGACCCGCCTGGACGATATGGAGCAGCGGCTGGCGCGGCGCGGCAGCGGTGATCCGGTCGAGCAGAAGACGATCGGCCAGCAGTACGTCGACAGCGACGAATACAAGGCGGCGTTCGCCAACGGCGCGCGACAGGGCCAGAACGTCGCAATCGAGGTGAAGGCGATCACGTCGCTGACCACCGATGCCAACGGTTCGGCCGGCGACCTCGTCCGCCCCGAGCGCGTCCAGTCGCCGATGCAGTCGCTGCCGGATCGTCAACTGACGATCCGCAACCTGATCGCACCCGGTCAGACCTCGTCCAGTTCGATCGAATACGTCCAGGAGACGGGGTTCGTGAACAACGCGGGCATGGTCGCGGAGGGCACGCTGAAGCCCGAGTCGACCCTGAAGCTGGACCTGAAGAACGCGCCCGTTCGCAAGATCGCGCACTGGTTCCTCGCATCGGCCGAAATCCTCGCCGACGCGCCGGGCCTGCGCTCGATGATCGACAACCGCCTGCGCTACGGCCTGGGCTTCGTCGAGGACGTGCAGCTTCTGAAGGGCGACGGCACCGGCCAGAACCTCGCCGGCATCAAGCCGCAGGCGTCGGATTATGCCGTGCCCGCCGGCCTGACGGATGCCGCTGCGCCGTCGCGGATCGATAAGCTGCGCATCGCGCAGTTGCAGGTCGCGCTGGCGCTGTATCCGGCGGATGGTCAGGTGCTGCACCCGATCGACTGGGCCATCATCGAGATGATGAAGGACGGTGAGGGTCGCTATCTGATCGGCAACCCGCAGGGCACGCTGGCGCCGACGCTGTGGGGCCTCCCCGTCGTGCCGTCGATGGCGCAGACGGTCGGCGAGTTCACGGTCGGCGCGTGGAAGATGGGCGCGCAGTTGTTCGACCGCGAACAGTCGGGCGTGCTGGTGTCCACCGAGGACGGCGACAACTTCCGCCGGAACATGGTCACCATCCTCGCCGAGGAACGCCTCGCCCTGACGGTGTATCGCCCCGAGGCGTTCGTCGACGGCGCGTTCGCCAACGCCTGATGGCTGGGCCGGGGGTGTCCCCAGATTTGGGGACACCCCCGCGCCAATCGAGGATCCGATGATGACCGAGACGAAAACCTTCATCGTCAAGCGGGCGATGCACGGCGACGGCAAAGACTATGCCCGCGACGACACCCGCGAAATGACCGAAATCGACGCCGCCCCGCTGTTGCGGTCGGGCGCGCTGGCCCGCCCCGGCGAAGAACCGGCGACCCGCAAGCCAGCGGTGCAGCATACGTTCGGCACCCGGCCGAGCGCGGTGAACGACGGCGGCTATACCACGGCGATCGGCGACGGGATCATCACGCCCGACGCGCCCGCCCCCGCTGCCCCGGCGGCATCGCGCCGCAAAGGGGCGCAGGGCTGACCAGTTCGGGGCCGGTGTCCCCCTTTCGCCGGCCCCGATCCCCTTTCTGACGAGGTGCGCCAATGGCTGACGAACCCGTCACGCTTGAGCAGGTGAAGGATCACCTGCGCATCAGCCCATCCCAGACCGCGCAGGACAATTACCTGAACCTGTTGATCCGCGCCGCGCGCCGGTCGATCGAAAACGACATCGGCCGCACCATCTTTGCAACGCATCCCGACGTGGAAGCCCATGAGATGCCGGTGATCCAGGAGGCCGCGCTGCTGCTGATCGGGCAATGGTTCTGGAACCGGGAAGCCGTCTCCGAGAAGACCATGAAGGAAATCCCGAACGCGGTTGGCTGGTTGCTCTGGCCGCTCAAGACGCTGCGCATCTGATGTCGTCGGGCGGCATGAACGACCTGATCCGCGTCGAACGACCGGTCGCCGACACGTCGTTTGACGGGGCCGGCAGCGGCACTTGGGCGCTGGTCGACGAGGTATGGGCGGAGGTTGAGGACGCGCTGCCCAGTCGGGGCGAGCGCGAAAGCAACGGGTTCAACATGGCGGCTCGTCCGGCGCGCGTGCGGATGCACTATCGCGACGACATCGGCGGCTCGATGCGCTTCGTGATGCCGGGCCGCGTCATGCAGATCATATCTGGTCCAGCGAAGATCGAGCGCGGCGCGCGGGTCGAGTTCATGGTCGAGGATTACAGCCCGGCCGGTGGTGGGGCCTGATGCCTAAGGTGCGTGGTCGGGAGGCGTTCTACGCCGCCTTCGACAATCTCCCTGCCGAGATAGAGGAAAAGCTGCTGCGCGGTGCCGCCCGCGCCGGTGCTGGCGTGCTGGCGGATGAGGTGAAGGCCACCGCCCCTGCTGACGAGGTGCGGGAGGCGGTGAAGGTCCGCACGCGCAGCACGCCCGAACGCATCACCGGTGCTGTCACCATCGTCGGCGCATGGCCGCGTTCGCTGGCGATCTGGGCCGAACTGGGCACCGATCCTCACTACATCATGGTCGACGATAGCCAGCGCGGCGGCCGGAGCGTCCGCAAGGTCAACGAGCTGGCGAAGGGTGGAACGCTGGTCATCAACGGGCAGGCGGTCGGCAAGACCGTGTTTCACCCCGGCGCGCGAGCCAAGCCGTTCATGCGGGTCGCCCTCGACATGAAGGGCACCGCCGCCATCGCAGCCGCCCAGTCCTACATCAATGCGCGCATCACGCCCGGCGGGATCGTCGGCGATGCCGATACCGGGGATGACGCATGAACGGCTGCGCTATCATCGGGCATCTGCTGCGCGGCATGGCCGAACTGACCGCGATGATCCCGGCGGCGAACATCAAGGCGGGCGAACTTGAGGAAGGTCAGCTTGGCATCCTTGTCCGCACCGTCACTCTGATCGATCGCCATTCGCTGTCACACGAAGCCCTGCAACATTCCGTGGAGCGTGTGTCTGCGACCGTGCGGGCGAAGACGTACCGGGACCAGGTTGCCGCGATAACGCTGATCCGCCGCGCGTGCGCGGGCGTCGTTGCCGCGCAGATCGGCGAGGCCACGAACGTCGCTGTCCTGACTGCCGGGACCGGGCCGGATGTGCGCGGTCCCGGCAACACCTTTGAGCAGGCGCAGGATTTCCGCGTCAGTTTCAATGCCCCCGCCTGACAGGAGAAGCATCATGGCGACCAAGACGGAAAAGCCCCACTACGCCACGCGCGATTTCAGCGACGGTGGCACCAATCGCCAGTTCCAGCGCGGCGCGGTGATCGAAGCCGATCCCGGCGAAATCGCCAACTATGCCGCCGCCGGCCTCGCCACGATCGAGAAGCCGAAGGCCAGCGACCCCGAACCAGCCGCCCCGGCGGCCTGACCCCGCTTTCCTGCCCGCGACAGGACTGACCCCCGCCGGCCCCGCCGGCTTGCCAATCGAAGGATACGACTATGGGTGGCACGACTGCCGCGGGCTCGAAGCTCGCAATCTCTGCGGGCATCCCCGCGACACTGGATGTCGCCGGGTATGACGCGCTGACTTACACGAACGTCAAGGGCGTCGAGTCGATCGGCGGCTTCGGCGCTGCGACCGAAGTGGTGACGTTCACCCCGCTCGACGGCGCGGTGGAGAAGTACAAGGGGCCGACCAATTACGGCAACCTGACCCCGACCATCAAGGTCGACGACACTGACGCTGGGCAGGCGCTGCTACAGGTCGCCTCCGCCCCGCTGAACCTCGCATGGTATGCGATCCGTGTCACCAAGCCGGACGGCGCGATCCGCTACTTCCAGGCTGGCGTTTTCGGCTATCCCGAGACGATCGGCGCGGCGAACAGCATGATTACGGCTGCGCCGCAGATCGAGATCAACACGCCGATCGTGAAGAAGGCGGCGGCCTGATCCCCCTTCCGGCGACCGCGCGCCGGCCACCCCTATGCATCGGCTCGTCCCGCCCGTCGCGGGCCTGCGGGCCGGGTCGATGCACCATCCTCCCGCGAAGGAAACATCATGGATATCGCAAGCCTTGAAGTCGTCGACACTGCCCCGATCCACCTGAAGGACGCCGAGGGCAATCCGCTCTATGACGACGGCAAGCCGGTGCGCATCGTCGTGTTCGGTCCCGCCAGCGATCAGTATGCGCGCCTCGAAACCAAGCAGACGCAGCGTCAGTTGCGCCGCCTGGACGATAACGACGGCAAGCGCTTCGCGCTGACCGCTGACGAACGGCTTCAGCAGACGGCGGAAGACCTTGCCGACATCACCTTCGACTTCGAGAACCTGTCGTGCGGTGGCAAGACCGGCCGGGACCTGTTCCTCGCCGTCTATGGCAACCGCAGGCTCGGTTTCATCGCCAACCAGGTGACCGCAAAGCTGGGCGACTGGGGAAACTTCAAGGCCGCACCGGTCGCGGCCTGACCCTTTATGCCCGGCAACTGGCGTGGCTTAATGCCACGCCGCGCCCGCCCGCCGGTTCCGTGCGGGAAAAGACGTTCGATCTGACCAAGGCGCTGACCCGGTTCGATCAACAGAAGAAGGACGGCATCACGCCCCAGATGCCGCCTAATCCGATGCCCCATGTCATCGATCGGCTGACGGAAATCGGCCTGACCGGATCAGATGGCATGTCGGCGAAGCCGCTCCCGTGGAGCGAAATCTATGCGTGGCAGCAGAACACACATGTCCGATTGTCGGCATGGGAAGCGAAGCTGATCCGCAGCCTGTCCGCCGCCTATGTCGCGGAAAGCCGGCGCGCTGAGGACGAAACCTGCCCGCCCCCGTGGCGCGGCGAGGTGACGCAGGCGGAGATTGCCGCCGAAATCGCGATCCTCGACGCGATCCTCGACTGATCCACCGCCAGAGCGGGAGGCACCATCATGGAAAACGGTTCTCCCGCTCTGGAAGTCGGGTTCGACATCGTCACCAGCAACTCGCTCGATGAAATCGCGCAGTTGAAGCGGGCGATGGCCGAAACCGAAGGCCAGATCGTGCGGCAAGCTGGCAGCATCGAGGGTGCTGTCGGCGGCATGGTGAAACTGTCCCCCGCAATCGCCGAGTTCCGCACATTCGGGTCGGAGTCGACGCGGGCGGCGGCGGCGGCAGAGCGTGCCGCCGAGCGCATGACGTTCGCGCTTGAGAAGGAAATCGCCACATACGGCAAGAGCCGGGCGGAAATCCGCAACTTGCGTGCCGAGCAGAAGGCGGCGGCGGCGGATGCGCTTGGAATGACGGATGCGGCCAACCGGCTTCGGTCCGCCAACGCGGCCCGCAACGCCCAAGAGGCCGCTACAGCCCGACGCGCCGCCGAGGAAACCGAGAAACTGGCCGGCGAACAGGCACGGGCAGCGCTTCAGACGGCGGCGGCCCGTGAGCAGGAAGCCCGCGCGCTGCGTGGCGCGACGGCGGCCTACAATATGTTCGAGGCGGCGGCAGCGCGCGGCATGGCCGCCTATCGCGCCGAGCAGGCGCTTCACGCTGCTGCTGAGAAGGAACGGCAGGCGCAGGCGGTGCGATCGGCGGGCCTCGCCTATGACATGTTCCAAGCGAAGGTCCGCGAAGGCGTTGCCGCTATGAAAGCGGAACAGGAAATCGCCCGGCAGAACGCGCTTGCCGAGCGCGAACAGCAGTTGCGCTCCGCGTCGCTTGCCTATGACATGTTCGAGGCGAAGGCCCGCGCGGCGGCAGCGGCGATGCGTGAAGCCGACGCGGCGGCCGAACGCGACGCGGCGGCGCTGGCGCGCTTGCGTGCGATGATCGATCCCGCCGGGGCGGCACAGGATCGCCTAAACGCCGAGCTCGCAGAAGCGCGGCGGCTAATGACGGCGGCCGGAGCATCGGCAGAGGAACTGGCGGCGGCGGAAGACGCGCTATGGGATCGCTCGCGCCGCGCCACCGCCGGCCATGACGACATGGCCGGCGCTGCTCGGCGTAGTGGTTTCGCGTTGCAGACGGTCGCACTTCAGTTGCCCGACATCACGCAAGGCCTGCTGACCGGTCAGAAGCCGATGACCGTCTTCATCCAGCAGGGTTTTCAGATCGTGCAGGTCGCGCAGATGGCCGAGGGCGGCCTGCGCGGGTTCGGGCGGGAGTTGGCCGGGCTGGCGGTGCGCTTCGCGCCCGTGCTGGCCGCCGTGGCGGCGGCAGGTGCCGGCTTCGCGTTGTTCAACCGGTGGATCAATCAGGGCGTCACGAATGATGACCTGACCCGCGACTTGGGCAAGATCACTGGCGGTGCGAACGCGACCAAGCAGGAACTGTTCAAGCTGAAGGACGCCACGATCACCTGGGCGGATACGTCGAGCGCCCTTTTCACAATCGTCGGCAAGGACATTTCCGAGTCGTTCGTTGGCGACATGACAGGGATGGGCAAGGACGTGAAAAGCGTTCTCGACGACCTGACATCCTATGGCCGCGTTGCGCTCGCGAGCCTCTATGCCGGTGTTGCCGGGATGAAGGCGTACATGGGTGAAATCAGCAGTCGTGGCGGCTTCATGAAGGTGCTGACCGGCGATCCGACGCTGTTCGATCGCACGATCGGGGCGGCGTATCGCACCGCCGACAAGTATCTGGGCGATCTGGGCAACCGCGTCCGCACGGAAGCACTAAAGAACGCGCGGGACCGGCTTGCCGATAAGATCGGGTACAACAACGAGCCGAAACCCAAGATTGATCGGCAGGCTGAGACGCTGGAGCGCGAGGCCCGCGCCACCGAAGCCCAGATCGCCGGCCTGTACCGCCTCGCCGACGCATATGGCGTGTCGGGTGCCGCCGCACTGATCGCCGAGGCGCAGGTGAAGGCGGAAACGGCGGCGATCAAAAAGCGCGGCGACATCGATGCGTTCGTTGATCGGCAAATCCGCCTGTCCGTCGCCGAGCGGGTGAAGGCCGGTGCGCAGAACGCGGCAGCGATGAATGACGAAGCTGCCATGCAGCGACAGGTTAACGCCGAGGTTGCGGCGGGCAATGTCCCTGCCGCGCTGGCGGGCGAACTTCTCCGTGATCGCATCGCCGATCTGCCGTTGCTGGCGGCGATCGAGGCGGCGGCGACGCTGAAGACCAAAGACGGCGCGATGGCGGTCCAAGAGGCGACGAAGGCTCTTGATGCGCAACGCACCGCCCGCATCGGTCTGACCGACGCGCAGCGGACCGCCCAGATTGCGACCGCGCAAGCGTCGAGCGATGACCAACTGGCCTACATGCGGGAGGAACTTCGCCTGCTTGGTGCCACGGAGATCGTGCGCGTCCGGTCGCTGGCTATCTTCAAGGCCGAGCAGGAAGCACGCGGCAAAAAGTGGGGCGGCCCTGACGCCGCCGCCTGGGTGAAATCGCAAGGTGAGATTGCCGTCCAGACGGTGACAAATGCGACCGCGCTTCAGGAATATAACGACACACTGGCATGGACGGCAGATCGATGGGAGTTGATCGCCACTAACGTCAGCAACGCGGGTCGGGGCATGGCTGACGCTTTCGGCGAAGCGGGACGCGCGATTGGCGACATGGCTGGCATCTATGCCAGCTTCAACGCTCGGCAGCAGCGCGCAATCCTTCAACGGGACGAAGCAATCCGGCGCGGCGGCAATGCCGACCGTGAACAGGCTCGGTTCACCTTGGCTAACTCCACCGCGCAGATTGGCGCGTTCGGCGACATGGCGAGCGCAGCCAAAGGGTTCTTTAACGAGAAGTCGAAGGGCTATGCGATCATCACCGGCGCGGAGAAGGCGTTCCGTGCGGTCGAGTTTGCCCTGTCGGTTCGCGCGATGGCGCAAGACGCGATCGAGACGGGCAGCAGCATCGCCAAGTCCGTCGCGCGAACGGCGGTAAGCGCCACCGAAGCGGTGGTGAACGCAATCAAGGGGTTGCCCTTCCCTCTCAACCTCGTCGCAGGCGCCGCCACCGTCGCCGCCATCGCCTCGTTGGGCGTATCGATCGCGGGCGCGTTCGGCGGCGGCAATGGCAATAAGTTGCCGGCGGCAAACACGGGCACCGGGACCGTTTTGGGCGACCGCGACGCCAAGTCCGAAAGCGTCAAGCGTGCGATCGACGGGCTGCGCGACATCGACACGCTGATGCTGTCGTCGTCGCGCGAGATGGCGGCGACGCTGCGTTCGATCGATGGGCAGATCGGTGGCGTCGCTGCGCTGGTGGTGCGCGCGGGCGACGTGAACGCATCGGCCGGGGTGACCGAGGGCTTCAAGACCAATGCCATCGGCAGCGTCCTGAAGGCGGTCGTGCCGATCTTCGGCGGCGCGCTCGCCAGCCTGTTCGGGTCGAAAACCACTGTCGTCGGCAGCGGTCTGTATGGTGGCGCGCAGACGCTTGGGTCCGTTCTCGATGGTGGGTTCGACGCCTCCTATTATTCGGATGTCGAGAAGAAAAAGAAGTTCTTCGGCATCACGACCGGCACGTCTTACTCGACGCAGTATAGTGGCGCGGATGCGGGGCTGGAAAACCAGTTCACCCTGATCCTGCGCAACTTCAACAGCGCGATCGTCGCAGCGGCCGGACCGCTTGGCGAGTCGACCGACGCGATCCAAAACCGGCTGAACGGGTTCGTGGTCAATCTGGGCAAGATCGATTTCAAGGGTCTGACCGGGACTGAAATCCAAGAGAAGCTGACCGCTGTTTTCGGCGCGGCGGCGGACAACATGGCCGCCAGCGCCTTCCCCGGCTTCGAGCGGTTCCAGAAGGTCGGCGAGGGGCTATTCGAGACGCTGGTCCGCGTGTCGTCGACCGTGGAGGCGGTCAGCGCCTCACTCGATCTGCTGGGCACGGCGTCGCAGAAGATGGGGATCGACGCCAAGGTCGGATTGGCCGATCGCTTCGATAGCGTCAGTGCCCTGACCAGCGCGGCGGATGCCTATTTCCAAGCCTTCTACACCAAGGAGGAACAGGCGACCGCAAAGACAGCGCGGTTCGCGCGCGTGTTCGACAGCCTGGGCATGGCAATGCCCGCAACGCTCGATGGCTTTCGCAAGCTGGTGGAGGCGCAGGACCTGACCACGGCGGCCGGACAGTCGACCTATGCGACCTTGCTGCAGCTTGCCCCCGCCTTCGCCGACCTGAAGTCGGCGATGGACGGCGCGAAGTCGGCGGCGGACATCCTTGCCGAGCGGCAGGACCTGCAACGCAAACTGCTGGAACTGAACGGCGACACAGCGGCTATCCGCGCGCTGGACCTTGCCAAGGTCGATGTCAGCAACCGCGCGCTGCAAGAGCAGGTGTGGGCGATCGAGGACGCGCAGAAGGCGGCACAGGCGGCGGAGCAGCTCGCCAGCGCGTGGAGTAGCGTCGGCGACAGCATCAACGACGAGATCAAGCGCATCCGGGGGCTGGACGCCAGCGGCGGCAATAGCTTCGCGGTGCTGCAAGGCCAGTTCAACGCTGCCACCACGGCGGCGCGCGGCGGCGATATGGATGCGGCCAAGCTGCTGCCGTCGCTGTCGCAGGCGCTGCTGAAGACGGCGGGCGATGTCGCCACCAGCCAGCAGGAACTGGACCGGGTCGAGAAGGCCACGGCGGCGAGCCTTGAAGCGACCAGCGCCGTGATCGCGGCTCTCGCCAAGGGCAACCCGCTGACGAGCGGCGGGACGGTCGCGGCGGCAGCGATGGCCGCGCAGGCGGCGGCCCCGACCACCACCACCACAAGCAACGGGAATGGCGACGTGCAACGACTGATCGATGAAGTCGCGGCGCTGCGCCGGGACAACAACAACGGACAGGCAACGATCGCCGGCAACACCGGCCGGGCCGCGCGCGTGCTGGAAGACACGTCCGAGGAAGCTGGCGGCACCGCCTTTACCGTCGTGCAGGCGGCGGCATGATCGTCGTCACCCCCGCCGGCCCGGTCGACCTGGGCACCGTCGAGGCGACGCCGACGATCGGCATCATCGATCGCAGCCGGCGCGTCACCAACGACTTCGGCGTGACGAGCGTTGTCGAACGCGGGTTCGCGCGGCGCATGTCCGTGCGCCTTGCCGTGCCGTCCGATGCGGTCGACGCCTTGCAGCGCACGCTGGCCGATCTGCGCGCCACCGTCGCGACGTGGATCGCCGATGCCCGGTTCCAGAGCCTGACCGTGCGTGGGTTCTACAAGGATTTCTCGATCGACATGCCGGGCGCGGCGATCAGCTATTGCACGCTGACCGTCGAGGGGCTGACCGTGACGGAGCCGATCACGGATACCGGGGCGGACCCGGCACCGGAGGGCAAGGCGTCGACGCTGCGCCTGCTCGATCCGATCAGGATGACCGATGCGACGCTTTTTGACGCAAGCGTGCCGGAGTCGGATCATCCCGAATGGGCTGCGGGCACGGGCTATGGCAAGGGCGCGCGGGTCATCAAGGCTGCGACGCACCGCGTCTATGAAAGCGCGGCTGACGCCAACGTCGGCAACGATCCAATGGGCGATAGCGGCAAGTGGCTGGACATAGGCCCGACCAATCGCTGGGCCGCGTTCGACCAGGCGCTCGGCACCGCCACCACGTCATCGGACCATGTCATCTACACGATCGACGGGCAGATCGGCGCGGTGGCGCTGCTCGATGTCAGTGCCGACGCAGTCCGCGTGCAGGGTGATGCCAACGACTATGACCGGACCCAACCCGGCGCGTCTGGTGCCATCACCTTCCTCGATCTGCCGGCGGGCACGACGCGCGTCACGGTGACGCTCACTGGCGGGCAGGTCGCGGTCGGGACGCTGCTGGTAGGCCGCCTCGTCGGGCTTGGCGTCACCGAGGCATCGCCGACCGCCGGCATCACCGATTACAGCCGGAAGGACACCAACGACTTCGGCGATACGTCGGTGGTCGAGCGCGCATGGGCGAAGCGCATGTCGGCGCGCTCGTTGCTGCGCACCGATGCTATCGATGATGTCGTCGCCCGCCTCGCCACCGTCCGCGCCCGCCCGGTGCTGTGGCTGGGTCGCGAAGGTCAGGACAGCCTGACCGTCTATGGGTTCTTCAAGGATTTCTCGATCGAGGCCGGGCAGACGGTGTCGAAACTGTCGCTGACGATCGAGGGGTTGAGCAAGGCGGCACCGCTGCCGAAGCCGATTACCTCCGTCGTCGCGCAGGGGTCCGCCGATGGCATCAACTGGCATCTGGGCTTGCAGCCGGGCGACGTGTTCCTGCGCATCTCGAACGACAGCGGCCGGACCTATGGCGAAGCGGTGCGGGTCGCCGGCCGCGACGGCACGAACGCCTTCACCGCCTACCTGACGAACAGCGACCATACCGTGCCTGCGACGTTCGACGGCACGGTGACCAGCTATGCTGGCGCGGAGAGCATCTTCGTCATCGGGCTGGGCGGGCATGACCTGACCGACAGCGGCCAGTTCGATCTGTCCGTTGCCTCGAACCCGCAGAACCTGTCTGTCATCATCACCGGCCGGCATTTCCGCGTGACCGGCGGCCTTGATGCTGGCGAGGACAGCGCGGCGCTGAAGATGCGACTGACCGGCACCGGGCAGTTCGCGGGGGTGGTGGTCGATCAGGTGTTCAGCCTTGGAAAGTCGAAGGGCGGCCGGAACGGCGAAGCCCCGGCGCTGATCCGTTTAACCGCGTCCGCACTGACCGCACGCTATGACACCAACGGCGTGCTAGTGCCGGGGCAGGCGATCACCTTTGCGGCCAAGCGCCAGAACACCACTACTCGAACCGTGTTCACCCTGCGCAATTCGGCGGGCGATGCCGTCCACGGCCCCTATGAGCCGGGCGAGTTCGCGCGGCTCGGCGGCACAACCTTCTGGTCGGCCTTTGATCCTGACACGCTCACATTGACGGAAGCCGGTATCGTTGCCGTCATCCGCGATCATGGCGGCGTAACCGGCCGGGTTACGATGGTGGCATCGATCGAGGGCACGGCGCTGAACGACGCTGTATCGCTGACGAAGGTGCGCGACGGCGTGCGGGGCAACGACGGCACCAGCCCATATAACGCCATCTTGTCGAACGAAATGCATACCGTGCCAGCGGACGCGGCGGGCAACGTGCTGTCCTATGACGGCGCGACCTTCACGCTGATGGTCTTCTACGGCTCGCAGGACGTGACCAGCAGCTTCGCCCTTGAGGGGTCGGACAATCCGCAGAGCCTGACTGTTCCCGGCGAATATCCGACCTACCGCGTGTCCGGCGGGTTCGATGCGGCCGAGCCGTCCGCCAGCTTGACGATGTACTTTCTTGGCAAGGCCGGCACGCCTCATGCCGGCATCCGCCTGGCTAAGGTCTTCAGCTTGGCGAAGTCGATCGGCGGCGCGGGCGGTGCCCCGGCGGCGCTTATCTCGCTGTCGGCATCGGCGCTGACGGCGCGGTACGACACCACCGGCGCATTGGTGCCGGGGCAGGCCATCACCTTTGGTGCCCGCCGGCAGAACACCAGCGCGCGGACACTTTTCACGCTGCGTAATTCGGCTGGAAATGCCGTGTTAGGACCAAGGGACGCGGCCACCTTCGCGGATGCGGGTGGCACCGCGTTTTGGTCCGCCTATGACCCCGATACGATCACACTGACCGAGGCCGGTATCATCGCGGTCATTCGGGATCATGGTGGGGCAACCGGCCGGGTGACCATGATCGCCTCGATCGAGGGTACGGCGCTAACCGATGCCGTCTCGCTACAGAAGGTGCAGGACGGTGCGCGCGGAGCCGATGGCACCAGCCCGTACAATGCGATCCTGTCGAACGAGACGCATACTGTCCCGGCAGACAAAGACGGCAACGTCACGTCGTATGCCGGTGCAGAGTTCACGGTGACGGTCTTCTACGGATCGACGGACGTGACGGGCAGCTTCGACCTTGAAACATCAGATAATCCGCAGGGACTGGCCGGACCCTACGCCTACCCCCGCTTCACGATCACCAGCGGCTTCGACGCCAGTGAACCGGCGGCCAGCGTCACCTATCGGTTCATCGGGAAGCCCGGCACGCCGCACGCGGGCATCCGCCTGACCAAGGTGTTTAGCCTCGCCAAGTCGAAGGATGGATCGCGAGGCGCGGACGGTATCAACCCGCCGCTGGTCAGCGCGACGGCCACGCCACAGGCGATCAGCTACAACAAGGACAACGTGATTTCGTCTGGCCCTGTGACGTTCAAGGCCAATCTAACCAACGCGATCGGCCCGGTCGTATGGACTGCTATCGGCGGCGTTCACGCGCTCTACAACTTTCCAGGCGTCGATTTCTCCGATGGCGGCGCAACCATGACGCTGACTGCCGGCCGGATGAACCAAATCCTCGAATACAACGAGGCGCACGGATCGGCCTCGCAGGCGTTCATGGCGTCAGCTTCGGGTACGTCGGATACCGTCACCGTCACCAAGATCAGGGATGGCGCGCAGGGCGCTGACGTGGAGACGTACACGATCGGGTCGCGCGGCAATAGCGCGCCTGCGCCAACAGGCTACCTGCATGGCCTGCGCCGTAGCGATGGCCTCGTCTTCGCGGACTCGATCGACACCACCGCCCTGCGGTCAGATCAATACCGACGCAGCTACACGCTCTGTTGGCGGATAAGTCGTGATTATTGGGCAGTGCGTCATTTCGACGTGTGGGGTGCGGGCGAACAGCGATATCCCGACGATCAGCAGGGCACAGCCGCCGGCATGGCGGTGCATCTCAATAGCTTGCCGGCTGGCACGCCGATCGTCGTCTTCACCGGCGACGAGCCGCAGCAGCGGCGCAAGGAGGGCGGCCTGCCGGATGCGCTCTACCGCTGCGGCGCTTCGCCTGCGTTCATCGATGACGCCAAGCTGCGCCGGCGCGGCGCCTATGTCCTGATCGGTGTGGCGGGCTGGGGCACGGGGCGCGGCTTCGAATATTTCGCCGGCTCGACTGACGATGCGGCCGATGCGATCGTGCAGGCCAACTTTTCGATCGTCAACGGCGTGCCTTCGGCCGCAACCGCAGGTGCCAAGGGAGCGGACGGCTTCAGCCTGATCGCCAGCCCGCCCGCGTTCGTCGTGCCGTCGTTCTCGAACGGCACGAGCAAGCCCGCATGGCAAGGGGGATCGTGCCGGATCGCGCTTATCAAGGGCGGCGCGGAGATTGCGGCGGATGCCTATAGCTATGTGGCGGTGTCGAATATCTCGTCGATCGCCATGAGCGGGCAGAACGTGACGTTCGCGGACGTGATCGGCGACCGGGGAGAGTTTACCGCTCGCGCTACTCGCGGTGGCATCTCTTATGATCTGCGTGTCACCGTGGTTCGGACGAAGGATGGATCATCCGCGTTCAAATCAGAGCAAGACTTTTCCTCATTCACTTCCAGCGCGACCGGCACTGGGAACACTACTGTTCCTGGGGGAAAATCTGCGACGGTGAGTGCAGGTGTACAATATTTGGCAAGGCGAGATGACGCGGCTCGTGGGCGAGTTTCGCTATACTGGAGGAATGTAACCGACAGTGGGCCGAGCAATTTTTTAGGGTCAGTGGATGGATCAATCTCCACCAATTACAACAGAGGAACGCCGACAGAGCAGGACTACGATCAGGTTTTCGGCTCAGTCAGCGCCAGTTTCAGCTTCACAACGCCCACCCCTGACAAGCAGATAGAATATTCTGCAATTTTTGGCTCCGCAAACAATGCCGGTAACATCGAAAGAGTGATCGGCAAGGTGCAGTTGGAGGTTCAATGATGGCCGCCGTCGTCTCCGAGATCGCCATCTACGCTACCGCGACTGGTGCGCTGGCGGTGCTGGCACCTGCGGGCACGCCGCTGCGTGCCGGACAGGCTGCGGTGAAGCTACCGGACGGGTATCGAACGGACACCTTCGACTGGAACACCACCACGCGAACGATGATCGAGAACGCCAGCAAGCTTGAAGCGGTGCTAGTCCATCAGGTCAAAGCAAAGGCGGCGGACTTGAAGGCGCTGCCGCTGTCGACCTACCCGTTCAAGGACTCGGAATACGCCGAGAAGCGCAACGAGGTGATCCTGTGGGATAGCCTGGGCGGCACGGTGGCGGCGATCCTGCTGGCGTTCGACGCCATTCCTGCCGGACGCCGTGCTACCCGGTTCGCCCACACCCTCGCCAGTTCCGCTGCGTTCGGTGACAAGCCAGCTGATGCGATTGAGCGGTTCCGGGTCGGCATCGCCAAATCGGTGATGGCCCCCGGTATCAGCGCGATCGAGGAAAAGGCCTGCATCGTCATCCGTGCGGCCAAGACGGCAGCGGACAAGCGCGCCGCGTTCGCCGCCATCAACTGGGACATGAGGCCATGACGGAACCCGCGATCATCCATATCGTCGGCGTCACCGCCGTCTGGGTCATTTTCCTGTCGGCGATACGCTTTGCGGTCGTCGGGTTCCACGGGCTGAAGCCGGTCGGTCAGTGCGCGTGGCACGTTATACGCTGCGACGATCAAGACAGGGTCGCGTGCCGCAAGCGCCTGATCGCCAGCCTCGACCGGCAGTACACCGAACTGCTGATCGCGATCACGACGCCATGGAGCGTCGTGCTGCTGTTTCTCGGCATGGGGCTGATCGGGATCGGCTTGTCCTGCGGCAGTATCGGCGATGTCGCGCAGCTCGTGGCGCGTCAGCCGGGCCGGTGGGAGGCGTTCGACCGGGGCATGGATATGGCCGGGGCGTTGGGGCTGTGCGGCGGCATGGCGGCGATCCATGCTGCGGTGACCAAGCGACGCAGCTTGAGCCTGTTCATCAGCTTTGGCTTTGCAATCATGGGCGCTGGCATCGGCGCAGTATCGGCGGTGTACCAATGACCATTCGAGATAGCTGGCCGGCGTTCGCGCTGATGCTGTTCGCTGTCGCATCGGGTCAGATCGGCCGCCTGGGGCAGAAGTATGAGCGCGGCGGCCCAGTGGGCCGCAAGCAGATCGTGGTTGAGATCACGATGCTGCCCGCGTTTGGCGCGCTCGGCGGCGCGCTGGCGGCTGAATATGCGTGGCCAATCTGGATGATACTCGGCGCTGGCATTGCGGCCGGCTGGACCGGGTTCGCGACCTTCCGCCTGATCGTCGTGCTGGTGAAGACGGCCGGTCAGCAGGTGTCCGGCCTGAAGGTCGACCCGCCCACATCTTAATCCCGCGCGCCGCGTGCGCCGCGATCCATCGGAGATACGACATGGCCGACAGCCGCAAGCTGGACGATCTGCACCCGCGCGTGCGCAAGATGGCTGAACGCCTGCTGGCGGACGCGGCGGCGGCGGGCATCCCCCTGACCGTCACCTTCACCTTGCGCTCGATGGCGACACAGGCCGCCCTCTACGCGCAGGGCCGCACCAAGCCGGGCAGGATCGTGACGAACGCGCGGGCCGGGTACAGCTTCCACAACTTCGGCTTGGCCCTCGACGTGGTGCCCACCTCGCTCCTGAAGCTGCCATCGTGGGGCGACGTGCCCGCGCACCAGAAGGCGACGGACGCGCTGTGGGCGCGGGTCGGCGCGATCGGCAAGGCGATCGGCTTCCGGTGGGGCGGCGATTTCAAGTCGATCAAGGACCGCCCGCACTTCGAATGGTCGGGCGATCTGGCGTTGGCCGATCTGCGCGGCGGCGCGCGGCCGGCGGAAGCCCTCGCCTGACATCATCCCGCCCGCCTGGCGCGGGCCAATTGGAGACGACCATGAAGACCTTTCTGACCCTCGCCCTCGCGGCGAGCCTCGTCGCGTGCGCCACGTCCACCGACCGCGTGCCGATTGGCCCCGGCGGCAGGCCCTCCGACGTGCGCGCGCCTCAGCAGGCGCACTGATCCCCACACCTCCCCCACGAAGGACATCCCCATGAAGTTCGGTAGCATCCTCTCCGCGATCGTGAAGGTCGCCAAAGCCAATCCCACCCTCGTCGTCGGTGCCATCGGCATCGGCAAGCAGATCGTCGCCGCAGTTAAGGACGAGGCGAAGAAGCCCAAGGCCTGATCGCGCCCCGTCGATCACCACACCATCCACGGGGGGAAGCGGCATATGCTTCGAATTGACGACCGACTAGGTTCCTACGCCGCCGCTGCCGGCGAGCCGTGGATTATGAGCGTGCAGATGCGCGCGTTCTCCGGCAGCGCCATCATCGACTGGTCGCGGCGGCGTCTGGTGCTATCGTTCTACGAAGGCGGGCGGACGCTGATCGAGCAGATCGAGGGCGTCTATACCAACGACACAACCGGCCCGTTCTTCGCGTTCGTCCGCGATGGTCGGTTCACGGAAAGCCTGCTCGGCAAATCGGTGCAGGTGGAACTGGCCGAGAGGCTACGGGATGGCCGCGCAGTTATCGCGACCGGCTCGCTGGCGATCGGCGCTTCCTCGCTCGGGGTCACGTCCTTCGGGCAGATCATCGGCAACGTCGATGCCCGGTTCACGTTCTACTTCGACACGGTCGGGCTGATTAAGCTGATCGAGCAGGACCTGCTGGCATTCCCCGGCCAGCCGGTCACGCCTGCGCCGATCTTCGACACACGCGCTGGCATCCAGAGCGACGGGACGCCCCAAGGCGGTGAGACGCTGACCGGTGTCGACCCAACCGGCAACGGGCCAATCGTGGCCCGCCGGTGGCTGCTGAACGGGGTCATCGTTTCCGAGACGCAGACCTATACGATCCCGGTCGGGGCAACCGGTACGCTGCGCTATGAGGCTGACCTGAAAGGGCCGGATGGCACGGTCGAAACCGATTGGTCGACGACCGCCGTCATTACCCCGATCACGATCACTGGGACGCCGCCCGCCTCCGGCATGCAAGGCCAGCCATATGTCTTCCGACCGGGCACGGCGGGGGGAGCCGGGAACAAGACGTTCGCCCTGTCGGGTGTGCTGGTCGCCGGCCTGTCGTTCTCCCCCCGCACGGGCGCGATCACCGGTACGCCGACCCTGCCCGGCACCATGACGGGGCTTACCGTCACCGTCACCGACGACACCGGTAGCGCTTCGACCACGGCTACGACGGTGACGATCGCGGCGATCACGCTGGCTGCGCTCTCCGGCACCGATGCCCTTATCAACGGCACCGCGTCATCCGGCACGATCACCGGCAAGACGGCGGGGTCCACGCTGACAACCACCGTCCCCGGCCTGACGATCACCGGCACGTCGTACACCTTCGACGGTACGGGTGCGGCTGGCTCCTACACCATCACCGAGACGCTGGCGGGAGCGACCAACAACCCGCGCGTGACAACCGTCGTCGTGCAGGAAGCTGGCGGCACTTGGGGCGGCCCCGGCACCTGGGGCGGCGGCGGTTCGTGGGGTGGTGGGACAGGCGGCACGCCGGTCCAGAACTTCGCCTTTGGCACGCGCGTCGGCAACCCGAGCGAGGATGCCGGGGCGGTGCAAGCCTTCGCCTTCGGAACGCGCAACGGTGACCCCGGCGAGGGCACGCCGGCTGTCCAGAACTTCGCCTTCGGCACCCCCACCACCACCCCTTCGGAGTGATCGATATGACCGATATTTCCTATCCCATCCTGCGGACCGGCAAGACGGACATCGCCGGCAGCGTCGACGTGACGCCATCGGGCGGCAGCACCGGCACCGCCATTGTCGCCGCCGATCTGGTCGACGGCTTTGCCAAGAAGACGGTCAGCTTCGCGGCCAACGAGACAAGCAAGACGGTCACCTTTGCCGTCGCCGATGATAGCGCGGTGGAAGGCCCGGAGACGTACCGGCTGACCATGTCCAACCCGCAGCCCAGCGGCGCATTTCCCAACGGGGCTTTTGTCGAGGGCACGGTCGCGGATAACGACAGCGGCGGCGGGACGCCAGCCCCGACGCTGACCTATGCCTATGGACCCGCCGATGGCGCCGCAGACAGCGGCGACGTGAATATCCAGTCCACCCTGCAGCAACTGGGGCGGACGTGGCGGTCCGGTGCGCCCAAGTGGAAGGTCGTCCTCGCGCAAAGCTCTACCGATGCGACGGCGACTGGTCTTTTCATGCGCTTCGATGATGATTTGGGCAAGTTGACCTATGCCAACATGGTCAATCGCGGCAATCAAACCGGAGTGGAGGTCAGCTATACCGGTACCGCTCCATCGGCAGCGGAGCCTTACACCTACGTCATCAGCGATGCAGCCGGCATCCGCTACTACTGCGCCACGTCAAGCGCCGGAGCCAATGCTCGGCTGCTGGTGACCATCCCTTATTCGATCTGGGATGACGCAACCTTCTGGGGTAGCCAGCAAGCGGCTGATCGTGTGCCCGGCAAATACGCACAGGCAAATGCCCATAATGCTGTCGCGAACGGCATCTACGCCGCTCGCCTCGGCGACGTGCAGGCATAAGGGGGTCTTCACATGACAGCTATCAAGCAGCCGGAGATCGGCTCGCCCTTTCCATCCGCAGCGGCGGCGATGAACCGCAACGTCGATATCCTCGACCGC